CGATTGCCCGAATGGGGTGTATGACGGGTCGGACGGGCCGGAAAAATCGCCACGCCGTGGAAATTTCCACGATTTTAAACGGTTTAAAATTTTTCAAATGGGAAAAAACAATGGAACAAGAGTCAGTCGACCAAATCTTAACAGAGCTGCTGGAATGTGAGCAGAAGGTTAAATTCGAAGATGAGAGACTCGGTATACAGTTTACTAGAGAAATACTCCCTGGCATAGCTTCACATATGCAGCGCTGCGGCAGACACTGCTCTGAAGCAGACGATATTATGGCCGCCACTGTCAGAACGATGGGAACCCTTTATGGAATAGTCGAGTCTGAACTTTATGATAGTATGGCCCGCCAAGGCAATGTTATGACTAGGGCAGGACAGGCTAAGGCTCGGCTAGCCGCCCTCGAACTTTTGTCTGTAATGCTAATGAAGCCATTTGCTGACAATGTTCGTTTGATGGCAGATTTTTATAAGCCAGGCTCAAAACATAAGCCAGACTCAAAATAATGGTTGTAATTATGCGACTGCGCGTTTATGCTCATTTTTGTAAATGTGCAATTTTGCATAAAACTCAACTTTAAATGGTGAAAAAACGCATGGAAAGAATTACCGCGAATACTCAAGATGGTGCTAGTGTCGAGTTTGATGTTGATCTCGGCGATAGTCTGGAAGATGCAGTTGCTAAGTTCAGCGCTGAGATCGTATGGAGCCACGCGCATCGCGCCCTAACAGTCGCTGCGCAAGGTACAGCTCGCGGCTTGATCCGCCAGGGTAAGTCTACTAGCGAGATCCAGGAGAAGATGAATGAGTGGAGACCTGGGATGCCGCGTCAGACTCGAAGCAACGAGGAAAAGATCCGCGATATGCTGGACAAGATGACTCCTGAGCAGCGCTCCGCTATGATCAAAGAACTGAAGGCGGCTAAAGCTGCCGCTTAAAGAAATGCTGCCGCGTACGTTACCCGCGCGGCATCTGGCTCATGAGTTCGTAGCGTCATGAGCCGTACAGGGTGGTTGCGCTAATGACTGATACCAGCCACCCTGTACCATTTTAACCGGGAGAAAATCAATGAAGTGGATACTGTTTGTAGTCGCTATTAGCGGCTCATCTCACCCCATGCAAACAGCTGAGTTTAACAGTCAGACGGCCTGCCAGAATGCAGCTGACCAGCTAATGCAGGATAAACCGAGATATCTTTTTAATAAGCTCCAGCTAGCCGCGTGGTGCTTCCCGACGGAATTGCCCATTTTCCGGCGCGGAGATTAAGCTTATGCAAAACTTACGGCTATACGATAATACACGCATTAGTGATGCACGGCGCTGCTTTCGTTATTACATGTTCAGACACGTTATGCATTGGGTAGTCAGCGGCGGACCAAGTGCCCCACTGGCATTCGGAGGCGCCTGGCATGAAGCTATGGACGTGGTATGGAAGGGCGTCAAAGACGGTCTGCCTCGAACAACAATAGCCAACGAGGCCCATACAGCATTTGAGCGCAAGTGGGTACTCGAGAAGATGCCTGATCCTAATGATATTGACATGGAAACGCAGCGTGAGCTGGGCGCTAGAACACCAATGCGCGCACTTGAGATGATTATAGCCTATGTGCATGAACGCGAAAAATTCATAAAGGAAAATGAGCTTGTGCACATAGAAAGACCCTTTGCAGTTCCATTAGATCCAAATGACGATACGCTATTTTATATCGGGCGCATAGACAAGATCATAAAGCCATCCAAAAACCACTATCGAGGCATTGAGCACAAGACGACTACGGCATCAAAGAAAGATGGCCTTGATTATCGCATTAGGCCCTTATTCATGGAGTCGTTTAGCCCTAATAGTCAGGTTGACGGCTATGTCTACGCGCTATATATGCTTTATGGTGTTGACGTCAAAGTTGATGTATGGGTAGATGCAGCGTTAGTCCATAAATCGGGCGAAGACTTCCGGTTCATCCCAGTTGACCGTAAGATGGCAATGTTAGATCAGTGGTTATGGATCACTAAGCATTGGGTAAACCTAATCGAGACAAACGCCAGTCTATTGGCAGAAGCCAGCCCGTCTGATGCGTATCTAGCTGCGTTTCCGATGAATACTAGCAGTTGTTTCGATTTTAACGTTGCGTGTCCTTATTTGCCTCTGTGCAAATCGCGACCAAATCCTCTAACCTGGCTGCCAGATGTACCAGCTGGCTATAAAGTCGAGAAGTGGGACCCCCTTGATCATACAGGTACGCCTGATGAGTTGAAGTAAAACTTGGAGGATATAGTAATGCCATCATCTTTAGACGATGAACTAACTAATGAGCAAAGACTGCAAGTAGTAACGGAGGCAAGAGATCTGGCGGGAGATATCATTCAATTTCTAAATGATAAGCCAGCCGGTGTAGCCTTTCATGCGGCTATGTACGCCTTTGCTATCGTATTTCAAGGTACAAGAAGACCTGAAGTTCCGCTGGATGAGGCTCTTACAGCCATAAACAAAGCCATAATCCAGTTTATAGGTAGGATGGATATATTTGCGACGGAGGTACTAGATGAAGATACCGACGATGTCAGACACTGATAAGATACAGGACCTTGTAGCTAGCTCTTTAGCGCTAAACTTTTCTCGTACCCTAGAGGGAATGCCACAAGCTATAGCCTTTCGTGCAATCTCCTCACTTGTGGTTAGCGCGTGTGTTACTATGGTAGACTCGGATGAAGAAGCGGATAAAATAATGGATGCTCTAAAGGTAGAAGTTAAAAAGCACAGAAGATTGAGGGCCCTGGGCGTTCTCGAGGAATCATCGTGTTATGACTAGTAAGCAGGTTAAAGCCTTTATAGACTGGATAGACGCACGTATCCGACTGGCTGAGGCAAACCTAACCGCTCAGTCGGATGAAAGTATAAACGCAGAAGCCCTAGTTGAAGAAAAGGCTCGCGAGGATCTGCTAAAGGAGTTTTCAGTCGATGAAGATAGTTGAGAACTATGGGGTTGAAGACGCGCAAGTCGTTCGCCATAACCTTATGTTGCTTAGAGACAAGCTGGTAGGAAGAAATCAACATGCGTGGGCTACTCATGTATCCCACGCCGTCATACTGCTGACAGCACTATGCAAGGAAGTATGGAAAGACGAGTTTAAAACGGAAAAAGATCTGGCGGAGGGACTGACTCATGGTGCGCCTCCTGGAGCACCGGAGCCAAAATCATGTTAGATATAATAAAAGTTGTATGGGTTGACTCTAGGCGGGATTCAGACTGGATGCACAAAGAGAATTTTGATCCTGGGGTATCACTTTGCCAAAGCATAGGCTTTCAAGTAGCCGCTACTAAGCAATATGTGTCCGTAGCGGGTAGCGTAGCCGATGCTGGCGATAAACATGAGCAGTACTCAGATGTAATGAATATTCCGCGCGTATGCATAATATCTATTACACGGCTTTCACCGATAGCCCTATTTCAGGAAGAAAATAAGTGGTTTGACACCTGACCATAAAATCGTTAAAATGTGCTATTTCTTGGAGTATCATAATGAGCGATCTCGAAATTAAAAGTGCTTCCTCCACTCAGGTCAAGCCGTTCCAACGTATACTGCTGGTGGGACCTACTGGAGCTGGCAAGTCAGCGCAGATATGGACCCTTCCCGGAGAAAAGTTTCTATTCGCATTCGACATGAATACACTTCCTACAGTGGCCGGATGCCCACGACTGGATTATGCAGAATTTTACCCCGATTTTAATGAGCTAGACTCCACGTTAAAAGGGTTTAATAAGGGCTCAAGAAGTGACAAGCCGAAGCAGGCAAAGGAGCCTACGCTATACCTACAGTGGATTGACTTTCTCAACGAGTTCGTAGACTCAGGTAGATACAAGAAATACGACTGGCTAATATTTGATAGTCTAACGTTCTTAGCCAAGGCTGTTATGGATCGGCAGCTGTTCATTAACAATCGATACGGAGATATTGAGGATCTCGGGGATTATCGTGTAGTAGGCAGTAAGATCAGCGATGTATTTAATTCGATCACCGCGCTAGAAACCAACATTTACTGCACTGGCCACTTACAGGCTTTCCAAGACGACAAGACTAAAAGGGTGGTAACCCAGATATTCCTGCCTGGGAAGGCAAGGAGCATGTTGCCGCTTAGTCATACACAAGTGTGGCAAGCGCAAACGAGCGAGCGAGACGGCCGAGTCGTATATGAAATACGAACTGTGCCTGATGTTCGTGGCTTACAGGACATACGAAGTAGCATTCGTGGCTTGAAGCCTATTGAAGACGTAACTATAGAGGACTTCGCAAAAGCTGAGAACTATGGAATAGGTAGATTGCTTAAGAGGAGTAACTAATGCCATTTATCAATGAATCGCTGGACGATATCCACGAAAGTCAGCCTGTACCAGAAGGTGAGTACACGCTGCGCATAATCAAGGCCGAGGAAACCGAGAGTAAGAGCGGATTACCTATGATAAGGGTAATGATTCGGGTGGAGGGCGAGACTGCTGCGTCGCCGATTAACCACTTCCTCCTTGGATGGGACGATGAAACGCCAGACGATCAAGTCCGTATGCGCAAGTTGGAAATTAAGCGCTTTTGCGCTGCATTCGATGTGTCAACCGACTTTGAAGATGCCGACTTAGAAGGGCTGACGGCGCACGACATTCTTGTCGTGCAAGAAGAAGGAGGCGACGGCGTGATTTATAATCGCATCAAGTTTCCTCGTATAAAGGATTAGCCTGCTCTCACTCCACTTTGCTACGCATGGAGTAGGCTGATTGAGGGGAAGGGTACTTTTCGCCTTTCAGCCCTTCCCCAACAATAGGAGATATTATGACCGGTAAGAGGATATGCGTAGAAGTTGATCTTGCGTTATATAAAAGATTCAACGACAACATTCAGTGGGGATTTAGAAGGCATCTACTTAAAGCCTTGCTATCAATGGTAGTAGATGCCATAGAGAAAGACCCTATGATGGTTGGTGCGCTATACGCTAACGAATATAAGATAGTGAGAACTGATCAATCTGATTAATACCAAAATTTTGGTGTGAACCCTTGAAAAGGATTGAAGCGCTGTGAGCCGTATTGAGGAATTGTGGCCCAACATTGAGCATATGTCACCTGACCAAATAAAAGCCCGTATACGGGAGATCAGACATGAGCGGAGAGTAAAGAAGGATTTTAAAAGCAAGACCAAATCGAGCAGAGTCAGCAGAGACAAGCAGAACGTAAAAGCCGCAAAGCTCGCAAGAGAAAATCCGGACCTGGTAGCCAAAATATTAGAAGAGATGGGGGTAAGTTTGGATGGGGAACCTGGAAAAGAATGACCAGTATCCTGTAGACAGGATAATAATAAAAAATAGATATAGAACCGAGAAGGATGATATTGAAAGCTTAGCAGAAAGCATACGAGACATTGGGCAGCTTCAACCTGTTGTAGTTGACGTCTCAGGTAAGCTTATCATCGGTGAAAGGCGCGTGCTGGCAATAAAGCACCTTGGATACAAAACCATCCGCGCCGAGATAGTTCACACGGTAGATCAGCTCGAACGTCTGATAATGGAGCGCGACGAGAATTTAGAGCGCTCTGATTTTACGTGGGCCGACGCTGCGCGGATCGAGCGTGAGATATTTAATCGTCGCGCTGCTAAAGACGCAACATGGACGCAGGAAAAACAAGCCGAAACTCGAGGTATATCGCAGCAGAAAGTGAGTATGCGCCTTAAGCTTGGCGAAGCGCTTGAAGTCCTGCCGGAGCTTGCTGAGCTACCAACTCAAGATCAGGCATTTAAGGAATATAAGAGGCTTGAAGAAGAGGCTGGAATACGACATATGCGTTCAAGCATCCCCGATGAAGTACGCAATGCGCCACAGTGGGCTAAGGATCATTACATAATAGGGGACGCGATTGAGGGATTGTCTGGCTTCAAAGAAGAGTTCGACTTTGCAGAGGTCGATCCACCGTATGCCATTGACTTAAATAAGCGAAAGGATCGCAACGCAAAGCCGGGAAATATCGAAGATTATAATGAGATCAAAATAGAAGATTACCCAAGATTTCTGAGTGCCCTTGTCAGATCTACGTATCAAGCACTTAAGCCTGATACTTTCGCAATATTCTGGCACGGCTTTCAATGGTACACATACTTATTTAATACACTAATAGCTGAGGGCTTCGCAGTGAACGCCATTCCTGCTATATGGTATAAGGGACAAGCTGGGCAAACGGCGCAGCCAGATATAGCACTTGGCTCGTCATATGAACCATTCTTTATTGCGCGAAAAGGCAAGCCGCGCATGGCACGCAGTGGACGCAGCAACGTATTCGACTTTAAACCTGTTGCGCCGAGCAAAAAAATCCATACGACTGAGCGTCCATTTGATATGATGGTTGATATACTTGACACCATGCTATTCCCTGGATCGAGGATTGTAGTGCCATTTCTCGGAAGTGGGGTAACCTTACGCGCAGCATACAAACTTGGCCATACTGGCATAGGGTGGGACTTGAGCTATAAGCATAAGGATCGTTTTCTAAGACAAGTTATGAAAGGTGAGAAGGATGGCGATGTGGACGCTACCGAATAATTTATCAGACCTGCTAATCGTCTTATCAGTATTCATGTCCGCTCTAGCAGTTCTGATCTCGATTATAGCCGTCAAAATTGCGGAGAAGAGTCATGACATTAAACCCCCAAGACATATCGAGGCTTCAAGAAAAGGAGTACTACGAACTAGACGCGCTACATACAAAAGCTCTGCGGGAACAACAGCCAACCTTTGAATTCAAAGGTGATGTTTGGATGGTTGAGTTCGCTAGTTACGTACTCGAATATCTACAGTGGAA